GTGAGATTGAGATTTCAAACCAGTCTGTAAAAACCTAAACATCTTGTCTTCTGCATCAGCAGATAGTTTAGCCCCTTTGACAGTAATTACATACCTTGGTACCGCCTTATTTTCAAAGTAATCAATGTTGTATTGTGAAGCAAGTTGATCTCCAATTAAAGACGGCATGGCTGCTAATATGTCTGGAATTCCATAAAATGTATTTAATGGAGAGTATTGTTTGAGGTGAATAATCTCATTTGGTCTTGCATCTTCTGTAACTGGGTTTTGATTCTTTGCTTCAAAATTTCTAAAATATACAATTTTGTTACCAATGATTTGAAGATAGCCATCTTTTAAACGACGAACACGAACTGTAGTTGCTGGTATATGACCAGCATATCCAATCTCACCATTTACTTTACGACCTACCTCTAAAAATCCATTACCTGTTGCTTGTAAATCTGTATAAATTTTTTCCATGGTAGTAGTAAATGAGTCATCATCATTTAAAGACTCAAGCCAATCACGAAGCAATATTTTCGCTCTTTCAATTCTATTTCTTGCTCTGCCAACCTTGCCTTCATCATCGCTCATCTCAAAACTTAACATCGTGCGATCTGTAATATCAAACCTATATCCCAAACCAACAACATTTTCTACCTTAGCATCAATAGCAGCATGGTTAGCAAAATTTGTATCATAAAAATTAGCAAACTCATACATGTTGTATGGAGGAGTAATTACGTCAAATAGTCCGTAGCCATTTCTATATACCGTGCCAGGATTGATTTGTTTAGATCCAGCATTATCTCCTGTTGGTGATGCATTTGCAGAATCAAGATAGCCTGGATTATTTATTAAAACCTTACTAAGATTTCTTGTAGTTCTACGACGGAAATTATTGTCTATGCCAGACAAACCTTTTAACTCGTCCCATGATTTTGCAAATGGGTCGGAATATGCAAATTGACTAACCTCTTTATCTTGCGTATTTAAACTAGCCTGTATAAAATCAAAATTTTCACTCACTTTCATAAACCTCTTTTCCGTGTTTCTTTAAAGTTTTTTGAGCATCATAAACTGCTCCAAGATCATTAACATTTGGAATTAATCCCTGTTTCATTCTGTCTTTCATTTCTGAGTAAGACTCTTCAGATACTCTGTTTAACCCAGGAACAAAAATACACTGTCCATCTCCATCGTCACCGTAATACATGGCCGCTTCTCTTAATTCTGAAATTTTAGAGATATCTCCACGCATTGATGGAATGTTTAAAACACTTTCATTTCCATCTGTAAACCACTTTCCATTCGCCTTTTTGTATACATAAAGACCCCACTCATAGTCTTTCTCTATAACTTTGCGCCTAATGTTACCAATTTTTGGCTTTTTTTGCTTACTCATATCCATAAGTATAGCAGATTATACTGGTGTGCCTACCCTCAAAGTCCAAGTTGTATTTGTATATACCTTAATTTTGTCAGCGTCCACAGTCAATCCCTCTTCATCATCAAAAATAATCTTATTAGTTCCTATGTAGGTATTATAAACATCCAAAGGATTTACTCCGTATAAATCTGAAGAGCCTAAAATCAAGACTCCCTCCCACGTAAAAGAATCTTTCCAATCTTCCCAATCAAAATTTTCACCATCATAGGTTATTACCTGCTGCCAAGGTCTGGTCAAAGTACTTTGAATTTGTTGCAAATTATTTGCTTGATAAAATGAAATATTATTAAATGTAAACTGTCCATTAAGATTTATTGCACCTAAAAATAAATCTAAGTTCAAAGAGTCGGTAAATCTTATTCCAAGAACTCCCCATTCATTTCTGGTAGCAACTGGCTCCCTTACCAACTTGCCATTCCAATAATATGATATTCCAGAATAATTTTCTCCACTTACAAGACTTTTTGCATATATTCTTGCACGGTCTCCAGTTTCACTATCTGCAACAAAATAAAATTTTATTGTATCTTCTTTATATTTAATTTCAAATAATTCTACAGGAGTCTCTGGAAATTGTCTTTCATCATATCTCATCCACATTTGAAAAGCGCTCATGCGATAATTGTCTGCTCTATTTACATTTACTGGAACCGACAATCCTCTATTTATTAGAGGATCATAGTCTCCACGAATTTTGATTCCAGAAGTTTTATTTAAATATAAGTATGGAGTGCTTCCTTTATAGATGCTAAATGGATTTTTCGATTTGTAATCATAATAAATACCTGCTTTTTTATATGGAAATATATCTACACCAAACCTAGTTCCGACTGGATTAAAGGAGTTGTCATTAAATGCTTGCGATGCTAACTCAAGTCTTTTAAGTCTCAATGGCTTTGTTAAAATACCACGAATATTAAAATCTAGGTGAGTTACAATGGCAAGTTCATTAAAATCAACATTTGTTGCTGGATAAATTAAGGTATTATCTACTACCTCAAATTTGGTTGTTGGCCAATCTGTAAAATTAGACATGTCAATTATTGAACCTTCTCTTGCAGTTCTTACGGTAGTAAAGTTAGATCTTGGAGCATTGGCTCCTTCGTCGATGTATTGAAATGTTATAAAACTTCTAATAGAAGCATCTTCTGTATTGTATTCATAGTATTTTTCTGTTTGACCACTCATTTGTGTATAATTTTCCCAGCCAGTAAATAAATAATTATCTAATTGATTATAGGTCCTTTGAATTGGAGTCTCATATTCTTCTGCAAGTTCTTCATAGGTCCAAGCACTTGTTGATGCTTCGCTAATTAATTCAGATGGAGACGGATAGCCTATGTTAAATTGTAAAAAATCAAGTTCATAAAATAAATTTGCATTGCTATCTTGAACAAATTGTGCAAAATATGAAAGAGGCAAATAATCTTCCCAATATCCAGCAACTCCTATATCTAAAAAGTATGTCTCATATGCCTCTGAAGGCAGCAAAGTGTAACTTGCAGTAAATGCAATAAGTGATTCACCAGAAGTAGTTACTGCAAAACCATCGTCAAAATAATCTTCTGCTTCTTTTGCATTAACTGCGGTAGACAAACCAAATGAATATAAATGTCCTTCAAATGTATTAGCAGCAGTAGTATCTCCAGCCACATACAATTCAAGAGCATTTCTGTTTCCAAAGAAAGAGGCTACGTTTCCGCCAAACCTTGTAACAAGATCTGGAATATTTATACCTACTGCAAAAATATCATCTACATCAATACTTGAGTAGGTATACAACGATGTACTGGCTTCGTTATAATATAAACTATAAACGATATCGTCATCGTCTTGACTTACCTTGAAATAATTTCCGTTGCTCTTATTATATATTTTGAATAACGTTTGGTCTATTGAAGTAACATCGTCATGACTAAATACTCCGTATACCGCTTTGACTTCTTCGTTTAAAACATTAAAATTTGTAAAATTATAATATGCATGAACGGAGTTCCAACTGGTTGTCGGTCTGAATGTTATAAATTTATTATCTTCATCTTGAATTTCTTGATTATCATCATATAAATCTTGTATTTCTTCGTCTTCTATAAAAATTACGGGTAGTTGATACTCTGGAGTACCAATATGAGTTGATGCTGTTACTAAGTTATCAAATGAACCTTGATTCCAATTTGCAAAATTTGGATATGTATAGTTTGCTGTGTAATCTGCAAAGCCATAATCTATAAAAGCAGAGGTTCCTCCATATGCAGAATCAATACCTTCTGAAGATAAAACACCTTGACCATAAACCCATCTGCGTTTTGCTACTGGTACGGCAACTTGATATGGATAGATAGCGACACAATCTATTTCTATAGGGCTAACATCAGAGTAAGCATAAAATCCTAGCCAATCTTGTTCGTCTGTGCCATCTAATATTTCTGGTAAAACCAAACTATCTGTTTCAATATTTAAATTAATTACTTCTTCACCATTTATCAAAACTGTCGCATTGTTTCTTATAATTCTTATGTGAATTAGCATAGGTCTAAACCATTCGCCAACAAAGTGAGAACCAAAAACTCCGCCTATTACAAGAGTTAAGAATCCTCCCTCTACATACAAACCATCTGACGATGCTATTGGTCCAAATATTCTTTTTGGTTCAATTGCGTCAGAATTTATTCTGGCCCAAAACTCAACTGTATAATCTTTGTATTGTCCATCTTCATTTAAAAATCCTTTGCCTGGAATTATTAAAGACGGTTCTCCAGAAGCATTTGGTCTTAATATTGTAGAACCGCTTGCTCCATAAACCATTGGTATGCTAGAGTTTCTTGCGACTAAAGCATTATCATTTGTTAAATAATATCCGTGATCACCACCCAAACCATAAGCCTCTGCCTCCACACCATTTGTTGATGCAATTGCAATTGAAGATGTAATTGCTATGCTTTGTGCACCTAAAGAATAATTATTGTGTTCCTCTGACCACTGACCTACTGTTACTCCATTTATGTAAAATTGAGTTGACGATGTTGATGCTCCACCATTAAATGTTGCTTTAACAACTGCTTTCATTGTTGTATTTTCATTTGGAGTTTCAAATGTGCCAGAAACAAATCCCCATCTAGCATTTAATGTTGTATCAAATGCATTAAGGTTCTCAACATCAGAAGATGTTGTTGTATCTGTATATTGATATCCTATTGATACCGAACTAAGAAGTGCACTAGAATCAAAAAAATATGCTCCTACTGCAAAGGTTCCTAATTCTGAACTTAACGTAGAAAAATTTACTAGATCTTCACTTACGCATATAATAGTAAAACTAGTATTGGCTGGTATTGTTAAATTTAATCTATTTACAATGCTGTCTGTGAAAGGCTCAGTTAGGGGGGCGCTAGTGGAAGCAACAGAGGTTACGTTGGTTTTAGTCCAACTTGTAAATGCCCTTTGTTCTTCAGTTATAAGGCTTAAGTAATCAGCAGTATCGTCTAGTGCCCACAATATAGTAGGGTGTTCTGCGTATATCTTTTCTGCATATAAGTTTGACGGATTAGACATTTTTCTCCTATAACCTTATTATAGCAGGGTGAGATTACTTTTTAGGAAACCACAATTTCTCGTTGCCCTTATTGTGGTATCTGGCCATTACGAATAATAAATCAGAGAGCCGATTTAAATACTTTGGAATGTTTGGGTTAATACCTTCTATCTTCCAAACCTGACGCTCCGCTCTTCTAACTATTGTTCTTGCATTGTGCAAAGAGCCAGTGGGAAGAACAAAAGAATTAAGAGGTTCTAAATTTTCGTTGTAATCATCAATAATATTTTCTAAATTAACTATTCTTTCTTCTGATATTGTTATTGTTGGAGCACCAGAAAGTTCTGCTCCCAAATCAAATAGATCATTTTGTATTCTATCAATAGTATCATTATGAAATTCACTAGCCATTCCGATAGCAGAGTTTGCTTCATCTACCGCTCCAATTGCCTCAATTAAATCGCTGCTCTTGTCTATTCGTTCATTAGTTGCGGTAGAAGTTTTGCCATCATCACCAGTCTTTGTATATATACGAGTTAAGCGAACCATTAATGCCCCGTCAAAGAACGCCAGATATCTATTGTTTTGTTATTAACAATGTACAAACAAAACAAAGTCAGGGCTAACTGAACAATTATTTTATATAAAGATTTTTGTTGTATATTTTTTTCTAAAAGTCTCATGGAAACTTTAACTCTCCTTTAGGACCAGTCCAAACCAGACCTATTGAATCTCCTGGATATAAACGTTGCTGATCTATTGCAAGTTGTCCCCAGCCCCATTCTTTTGTTGGAAATGGTATAACTTGTTTTTCTTTAATAATGATTGCCCAATATGCTTCTGCTGGTGGCATAATTTCACAAGACTCAGCCTTTTCATCTGGCAAACCATTAATTCTGCAAACTACACCTAACCCATACTTTTTAGTTCCTTCTATTTTCAAATCTGCTTTTTTTAAAAAATCTAAAGCAATTATTTGATTAGACGAATCTATACATTTTGTTATTTTTGTATCGCTATCTAATTGACCATAATCAATATATAAATTAATACAGTCATTGTTTGATTTATTTATACCTTGTAATCCAGCAAAAGCAATTATAAAAATTGCTAATGATATTAATATTTTTTTCATTTTACCCCCTAGTATAATTTTATCTCACAAGCATCAGTACTGCAATATGCTTCGCCTTGTGCTTCTAAGTTTTCTACTCCATCATAAATTGCAGACCAATCAATCTTTGCAATTTTTCCAACATAGGAATTATATTCTTCTTTGGTTATTTCATTGTATGGCTGTTGTGGATATACCTCATTACCCATAGGTAAAAATGAAACAGCCTTAAGTTCTCCTTCGTGCAAATGCAGTGTTGGAGCAATATGTTTTGCTTCTGTTTCTTTATTAAATGAAAGCGTTACAGAAACTCCGTTGTCAGACCAATATTTTTGAGCAGTTGCTGCCAAACCAACCTTTTCAAACAGGCTTACATCCTTTTCAGATCTTGGATGTCCAGATGCAATTGGGAAGTAAACTACTGTAGTATTTGCTGATACGAGATCTGCCTCTACTTTATACCCTGCTGCTTTAAATAAGTGAATCATTGGATCCGTATTTCCAAACCTTACAGCCCGTAAATAGAAAGGACCTCCAGGACCCCAATGAACTCCAGGGGTGGCACCAGAAAGCAATGACACAGAACCAGAAGGTTTAACAGTTGTTACACGTATTGATTCTCTTACACATAACCATTCGGAGTATGTATGATCATAAAATTTAATTTTTTTATATCCCTCGTCCATCCATTCACGAAGAACTGGCATACCTTTTGTATCTGCAAAAGAGGCAATACCAGTTAAAGATGTACCAATACGACGATTACGTTGCATAATTCCATTTGTAATTTGCCAATGAGTTGGAACTAATGTTACAGTTTTTCCATATAGATAAGCAAATTTTAATGTACGTAGAAAGTCTTCTTTATCCTCATGACGATTTAAATGAACCTCTACGAGTGTGCAAAGTTCATAAGATTCTAAAGGTTGTTCTGCACAAGGATTAAAACCCATCACTCGCAAATCTTTGCCATCTGCTGGATCTGCAAGACGTCCATAGTTACGAGCAACATCAAGCCATATAAAACCTGGCTCTCCATTATTTACAATTAGGTCGACATAATCTTCATAGTTTGTTCCGACTTCAGCAGCAATAGAATTATTTGACATCCATGCCCATCCTGGTTTTTCTGGATCATAGGAGTTTCTTTCTGGAAATATTTCTGGATTTTTTAAATTACTAAATATTTCATCTTCTGGTGTACCTAATGCTAGGGTTGCAGAACGACGAACATTTCCAGAAACTACGCAGGTACCAATCAAGTTAATGATATCTACTATTGCACGAGAATCAAACTTCTCCCCTGTTCTAGAGCCAATAACATTTCGAATCCGTGTATGGAGATCCATAAGTGGCCCTGGACCGCTTGCAACGCCTCCAAACCCTTTAATTGGGGCACCTAGAGGTCTTATTAAGCCGTAGTCGAACTCTTGTATATTTTGATTTTGCCTCAAAAATGAGTTTATAAGCATTCTTACTGATTCTACCCAACCCTCACGAGTATCTGGAATTTCGTAAGTAACTACTGGCTCAGTTGGTGCATAAATTAACATTTCTTTTTCTTGACCAACAGTATCAAATCCTACACCTACACCTAACATTAATGCATCCATCACCCAGCCAAACAATGCCCCTGGATCATTACGATCTATATCTCTTGTTGATACCATTGCACAATTTTGAAGGGCTGCTGAATTTTTACGTTCCATAGTCATAGGAGTGCCAAATGCCCATAGGCCACGTCCAGGTGGTGTCCATTTGAGGTTAAACAGGCGATCATACGCTTCTTGAGCAGACTTCTGTGCTTTATTGTCATTCCATGGTAAACGGCTTTCTTTAGCCCAATTTTTTTGAACTGAGTACATTCCTTCAATTACCCGCTTACAAACCTCATACCATCTTTCTTTTTTGCCACTTTCTTTCATTCTAGAGTAGGTACGAATAAAAGTAATCTCTCCAAGAGAGTTACTTCCTGCATCTATAAACCCAAAAGGAGGTTCTAAATCTTTATATTTATTAACAAAATCTTCTAAGAGACGAAAAGAAAATAGATCAGACATTTAACTTTAATACCTTTCCACAAAAAATAACATGAGAACTTTAAAATTTATAAAGTAGTATATAGTATATCACAAATTTTTTATAAAAAAAATTGTAATTTACGCTTGTTTTACAAACAATAAGTCTTAAGTAAAGGTTGAGTACTTTTAGTTTTATATAGTACTATGATGTTGGAACGCTGACTGCTCCACCAAGTTTAACTTGCCCCCCATGTTAAGGCTGGAAAGTTTCCAGCAGTAACTATTGTACCAGAAACGTTAGGCAAAGTAATTGTTCGGTCTGCAGTAGGATCTGTTATTGTTAATGTTGTTTCATGGTCATTATCAGTACCTTCAAAAACAAACGAGTTAATAACCAGGATAGAAGTGGAGGCCGTTGTTGTTTGTCCAGAAACAGTTAGGTTTCCTGTGATTGTTACATTTCCGCTGTTATCAGCCAAAATAATAGTACCAGTAGAATCTGGAATTGTAATAGTACGGTCAGCAGTTGGGTTTGTTACTTGTAGAGTTGTTTCGTGAGCATCTGCTATCGATCCTTCAAATACCACGGCAGTAGTGGTCAAAACATTAGAACTATCGTTAAGTTCTGCTACTCCATTAACAGCACCCTTATCTGTTAACTGAATATAATCGCCAAGACTAGTATCTAAATCAGATTCTGAAACTAAATAATCTAAGCCGTTCCAAGAGGTAGTTCCAGTACCAATTTTAAGTTGATTGTTGGTTGTGTTATAACCAAATTCTCCAACATCTAAAACTGGATTAGAGGTGTTCCACTGAGCCGTAGTTCCTCTTCTCACCTGAATTCTAGTTGCCATTATCTACTCTCCTCAATTAAATTTATTATATCAGAATTGTTCAAAAGGATCTCCGCCATCTGCTTGTGGAACTGCGTTAGCAAATGTTGTGCTAGGTGTTCCGCCGTCTAATTTTGCAAATAAAGTTGGATATTCCATACCGTTGCCGTCGTATTCTCTTTGAGCATCTAAGTAGGTTGCAACGGGAGTCCACTCAGCGTTGTAGTAAAAATAAATACGCTCTGTTGTTGTGTATAAAAATAAATCGCCATTGCTTGGTGATGCTGGAAAGGTATCGCCTACTGTCAATCCTCCGCCAGTAAAAGCGGTAGTTTGAGTTGTATTATCTGGAAATGTAACTCCAGTAGCGACCTTGAGTCCTGCCTTTACGACAAAATCTCTATTGGTAGTTGCCACTGAAGTTCACCTATCCCTTCGTGGTCACATTACGCTTCAATAAGCGTCTTGTGTACCTTTACTGCTGTATCTGCTGCTGCTGCTGTAACCAACAAACGAACGTTACCTGCGCTATAATCGGCATCGGTAGTTCCAAGAGATTCGTTGCTAATAACATCAGCATATTCTGTAATGTAAACGTTGTTATTTCCATCAACATTTACGAGAACTTCAATAGTTTGAATATCGTTATCTTTTTTCATTTGAACAAGATACTTAGCACTTCTATAAGTTGTTGCAGACCATGAATCAATAACTGATGCAGTTGTACCAGCAGTTGCTGTAGCAGAACCAATAAGGGCCTCTGCAAGAGTTACAGAACCTGCTGTAACTGATCCAGATCCTACTGATAGGGCTGCGAATGTTGGGCTTGCTGTACTTGCAATGTTTTGTGGTAGAGACAAAGTTACAGAACCAGTTGAAGCAGAAACAATTACCTGTGAGGTAGTTCCTGTTAAACCTGTAACACCTACGTTTGTAATTGTTAGAGTGTCTGATCCTGCGTTAACTAGGGTAGTTATACCAGTACCTGCACTAAATGTGAAAGTATCTGAAGATGAATCTGGAGTAGCAGTATTTGTTCCATCTGTTAAGTTTGCGAAGGTATTAAATGTTGCATCTCCAACCAAAGCAATTGCCTTAGAAGTAGTTGAATCATTTACTGTCCAC